TTTTCCTTAAATAAGCTAGCAATACCAACGCAAGGTGCTAGGATTCGAAACTATAGACCAAATCCCAAAAAAACCGCATTATATATAACTATAACCAGGAATTGCAAAAGAATATTAGTAGAAAATCCGCATAAAAAAGTGTTGATTTATAAGGGATAAGCAAGGCTTGCTTATCGCTCACTAACCGATTACTAATCGTTTTTTAAGATCTGGGAGTAGCGAAATCTGGTATCGCACTAGCTTTGGGAGCTAGGGATTGTTGGTTCAAATCCAACCTCCCAGACCAAGGGAGCTAAATATCTTGGCTGTGATTGTTATTGGCTTGCTGCTGCTTTGCATCCTCAGCTTTCATACATTCATAATGAGCTTTGCTCTTATCATAAAAGGCTACAAAGCTCTCAGTATTAACCATATCCTTTTTACAATATTTGCACGGACCAATATCCATCACAATATTAACTGGTTTTTTCCAGGTTTTTTTAGCCATTAATCTAGTATTAATTTTTTTATAGATATTGAGCCATCTACATTTGTCTCTAATTCAGCCATAGATTTTATACATCTGTATTCAATATTATCAGATACTTGTCTATTAGCTTTTCTTTTACCAGCCAAGCAGCTGCTAAGATCTGGCTGAATACGAGCCTCTTTGATCTCATTATTAACTAGCATAAGAAGAGCTATAACCATCTCTGTCATTGATGGCTCCCGTTAGCTCTTACTTTATCTTTAAGCTGCTCCAGGCTTTCTTTAATTTTTTCAATATCTTTCATAGCGTAATTTATATTGACATTATTGTTTCTCATTGTTTCCATTTCTTTTTGGATATTTTCGACTTGTCCCGCTATGTGTTCAAGCAGCATAAATTGTTCTTGATCTGTTGGGAGCTGCTCACTTTTTTTAAGTAGATCTGCCTGGTGTAATTCTCTGCTAGTCTCTAAGCTAGTTAGCCTAGCTGTTATCTCTGTATATGCAAAAATTCCCATAGCCACGGCAGCACACAAAGCTAAAAGGTTTCTAACTGGGAGGCTAACAACAGAGTTTTCGCTTACTTTCATCGACCACCTCTGTTTCTTTTTTTCCAAGTTCTTTTCTTATGTTTATTCATACTAGAAAATTTAGGTTTCTTTCTTTTACTTATAGAAGTTCTTTTTGGGATCCTTTCGTGTGGCTGTTTATTAATATCAAACTTGACACGAGCCATTTACTTTTTCTTTCGATCAAGTACAGACTTTGTAATTCTTGTTCCAAAGCTAGCAGAAAAAACTATGATAACTAAATACCATACGCTATCTGGCAGCTCATTGATTATAGATACCCACTCTCTAAAGTTCTCTCTAGTAGATGGAAACCAACCCGTTGTAAGCATACCGATTAGCCAGAGCATTAAGATCTCATCCTTGTATGATTGATCCTGGCTTTTAATTCTAGTTATATCTACATCTTTAGCTGCCTCTATTTCAGCAGCTCTAATTACTTTTGTCTTTTCAGCTTTGTGTTTAAAATATTCTGAGCCTTTATTAATAACCATTTTAGTTAATGGATTATTAAAAATTTTTAATAAATGGATCATAAAATACTGCCAGCCATTTCCGATGCAACCTCTTCACATCTACCTGGAGTTTGTTTGTGCCATTGACTATCTAAGATCTGTGCAGATGCCTCTTGAAAGTCTTGCTCTCTTAATGCTTGCCACATCTTTTTAAATTTAGAAGTTCTTGGTCCACCAAGCTGATAACACATTTGTATTATGCAGCACTTTTGTATGTGGTTAAGATTAATATCTCCTATAAGTTTCTCAGCAGCCGATACAGCAATATTAAAATCTTTATCGAAATATTCCTCAGCAACCTCAATAGGATAATGCTTGCCGTCAATAAGATCATCATCGGGTAATACAAGATGACCAAAACCAAAAGTACGCTTGGATAAGCTGTCCAGGTATATATGATCCCTATATCCCTCGTGCTTTTTAATTTTATCTTTAAGCTCTGTATAATCTGCCATTTTATCTCCTTAGATTTTTTCTGGATCAAAATTAAGTATTTTAACACCTAGGTTCTTTTGCTCCCTAGTTCTAGCTCTGTGTATCTTAGATCCGTTTGATCTATAGTTTCTTGTCTTAACATCATAAGCCGTGTACCTCCCCGTCTTTAAGTTAAGCACCAACAGATCTATGGGTCCCCTCGAACCTATAGGCGTAAAGACAACCAGGTTCGGATCCTTTGCAAACCTGGCAGCAGCTAGTAATTCTGTTTCTAATCCTTTGGCAGCCGTTTTTCTATTTTTGGAAGAAGTAAAAGATTGAGCCAATTAAACCTCCAATAAAAATTATTATTGCAGCAGCTCCTTTACCCCTATCCATAGAAGATTTTAAACTTTTAATATCTTTTTTCATTTCATCTATTGCTTTAAATAAAGTTTTCATTCTCTCAGCACAGACTTTTTCGTGATAAGAAATTCTTATGCCGTTAGCATCTTCAATAGATGATTTAATTGATTTTCTTTTTTTAGATCTCATTTATTGGCTTGCAATTGAACCTAATAAATATTTGGTGTTTATTAGTTTCAACCCTCCCTATTTGTATTTGCTTTTCTGTTGCCTCTTTATAGCCAGCCTGGAGGCAATCATAATAATTGTCGTATGTTGTTGGCATAACAAATGGCTCAAGGCAGCCGTGGAATGTGCTGCACATAAGCATAACTAATGCTATCTTCATAGCAGCTCCTTTTTGAATGTGTTTGTTTATTTTAGATAACTATTGTATCTGCCTCTTCTTGAGTAAGAGGTTCGCCAGCAATTAATTTTGATCTTGCACTAGCTTTCAAATCTTTGTCAGCTTGTTTTTTAGCCTCTGCCTCTGATTGTAATTCAGCTGCTTTAGTTTCAACAGCTGACATATCAATAGAAACTGGATTACCATTTTCATCTTTTGGATAAAGAACTCCATTAGTTTCATCAATAGTTTTTACATTTGGATAAAGATTATATATTGCTTCGTGTTCCATAATTATAATACTCCTGAAGCTATTTCCATAGCTGTTATTGTTGATATTCCTGCTTCATCATTTCCTGCTGTACCAAATGTTTCTGCACGATTTATATATCCTGTTTGACCACCACCAGGACCATTATTAAATGTTATTTTATATCTCAAAGCAGATGTAGTGTTAGGTGCGTCTAGTATTGTCATATTAGCAGTATTTAATTCATAAGTATTTCTATGAGAACCACCAGAATGAGTTGATGTTCTGCTTCCTGTTATTTCACTTGATGGTGAAATTATAGAAAATGAACCACTACCAATTCGTCTTTCAATTTGACAATGACTATCGTTTCCCCAATGAGAAACATTAAACCATACCAAAACTTTATTTGAAGCTGAACTTGGTGTTAAATCTAAATACAATCCAGTTATATCTGCACGAGTTGTACTAGCACTAATACTTTGAGTATCTGTTTTAGTTGTTGATTTAACTTGTAATACTCCACCTCCAGCATCTCCAAACTCATATCCCGTTGCGCCAGAATTGACTTTTAAAAATTGACCAGCAGTACCCATTGGAATACCATCTAAAGCTCCAGCATTTGTTTTAAATGCAATTTCTTTATTAGCAAGTGTGGCTCCTAAATCTGTTCCCGCTGCAGCCATCAATGTCCAGTAAGCAGTAGCCGTTGCTGGATCCTGGTTTGTGCCAGCCTGGATAGAGATATAAGATTGATTATTTCTAACTACAATGTCATCAACATTGTAAGCTGTTGCGCTATTCCATGTTGATCTGAATACGGGTTTTAGTCTGCCAAGATTTAGTGTAGCCATAATTTATTACAGAACAATAGTGTCTGCCTCCTCTTCTGTTAATGCTTCACCTGCTATCAATTTAGCTTTAGCACTAGCCACTAAAGTTTCGTGAGCTTCTTTAGCTGATTGTCTTGCAGCTTTATCTTCTTCGCTTTTAACTTTATCAACTTCAATTTGATTTATTTCTTCAGGTGTTAAATCAACTAATTCACCATTTAACATTTTCTTCATATTGTCCTCCAATTAAGATTTAAAGCCATACAAAATATAATTTCCACTTTCGATAGTAGTTCCATTAAAATAAATAGAAAAACCAGTATATTGAGTTGTACTGGCTATGCTTCCCATTCCAGTAAATAATTCAATTTGACTACTACTGGTTTCGCTTGCTGTATGCCAATTTGCTTGTGTAACATTTGCAGCGTTAGGATCAAAAAAAGTTATTTCACTAGACGCACCTCTGACACTTTGTGTTGTTGTGTCATTAGTTCCAGTTATTCCCCAGTGTGAACTATCCCACTCTCCGTGATTATTGAATGAAGTAGTGCTACCGCTATTTACCATTCCGTGATTAGTTATATAATCGTAATAACCGCTGGTGTCATTTGAGCCACCACTTCTAAGTCTTACTCTAAAATTATTAGCTGCTGCTGGTCTAAATTTATTAACATACAATTTGTATAATTTATAAGTTGATGAAAAGTGATCTAGTTCTAAAGCCGAAACGCTTGATGAAATTGTGCCACTTGCAAGTTTTACAACATCACTTGTATTATCTGCCCATACAGGATTAGCACCTGAACCTTGTGTTTTTAAAAATTGACCACTTGTTCCTGCACCAAGTCTTTGTAATCCGCTGCCGTCTCGATATAAAATATCTCCCTGGGTAGTTAAAGTTGCTCCAAGATCTGTTCCGCCTTGAGCAAGAACATTCCAGTAAGTTGCGTTTGGTGGAGTGTTGCCAGTAGTTGCAGCTATACAAATGTATGAAGTTCCATTTAAAGAAACTGCATCATCAATTGTGTAGGCAGTTGCGTTATTATACGCACCACGCCATACCATTTTTATTTTGCCTAAATCTATAGTAGCCATATTTTTCCTTTATATTAAAATTAATAAAAATAATAACAAACTTTTCTCGAACAATTAGATCGTTGCTATTAGGTTTCCGTTGCTATCCAGACTAAAACTAAAGCCAGACGCAGCAAATATTTTGTCATCTGCAGCTGCATATTGAGCATTGGTAATATTATCTTGTCCCCCGTTAGTTGTAATAACATTTAGATTATTGCCATTTTTAGTAAATAAATAAACCTCAGCTGAGCTTGCATTTCCAAGCTCCCAGGCATTGCCAGCATCATTAACTTTAAATACTTTACCAGCTGATATGCCAGAAGTAGATAATTGAGCTACACCTACAGAGTTTGAGCTTGGCTGATTAAGAGATAGCGTATCTCCAATTTTTAAAATTTTTATACTTTCCCCCGTACTAGGAGCTGCAGAAAAAGTTAAAATATTATTGGATGTAGTATAGCTGTCTCCCCAATGTTGTAGTACCCCAGATAAAATTACAAAAATTTGAAAATGTGAACCAACACTTTCAGACATTGTAAATTGTGTTCTTGATCCGTCAAAACTTTCTGTAAGAGTTATTTCTTTATAATCTCCTCCAGTTATGGGTCTACCTATATATGGCATAATATTCTCCTAGTATTGTAAAGACACTCCTCTAATTCTAGCCTCTTTTGAACCAGCTGCTTGATTAGCAAATTCTATTTTGTATTTTAATTGTGTACCAGCAGTAACAGATAAGTCATTTACTTTAGCCATCTTAATACCAGTAGCAAAGTCAGGTAAAGCAGTTAAAGTTGCAGTCGAATAATTAGATTCATTGTCTGCTGATAATTTTAAAATAATATCTGTGTTTAATGCGTTAGTTCCAGCATTGTCTTGATAAGTAATTACTGCACCCATTTCATTTGTTGATGAAACTGAAATTGCATTACCCTCAAACGAGCCAGTTGCATTCGTTATCGTGGATTTACCACCAAAATTTGATAATGTTGGGGTTTCTGCTGAAGTCATCATTCTTATTTCATCTAAATATCCTTTAAATCCTACTGAGGCATTAAAGTAAGAACCAATATAAAGAGTGTAGTTTGTGGTAGTGCCATTAGTAAAAGATGTTCCATTAAGAGTGCTGTCTAAAACACCATTTACATATAAATAAATATTGCCACCAGTTTTAACCCATTGAATATGTGTCCAAGTATTTGTAGATACAACAGAATTTGCAACATAAGTATTATCCCAAGCCCAACCACTTCCAGTTAAGAAGAAAGGTTTTGCATCGTTATTAATACCAGTCTGCCAAGTAGCACTACTGCCATTACTTCCATAACTCATTATTGTTCCACTTGAAATAAAATAAACCCAAAAAGAAATA